TGTCTTGTCGATGAAGTCCTTGTAGACCTTTTGCCATTGGCTCTCGGTGGAGGCGACGCCGTTGTTGACGAAGAGCCGTGGCCGGATGTGCCGTTTCGGCCAGCCGTAATTGATTGGGCCCGCGTATGGCACGGCCTTGCGGCCGGCGCGGATGACGCCGGCGCGTTTCGTCGCTCCGACACGCAGGCTGCCGGCCAGCCGGCCGGTCTTGCCTCGCGGCGCGAGGTTGCGGACGGCGGGCAGCGCTATCTCTGCGGCCTCGCGGTTCACTTCCTTCAGGTCGTCCATGTCCGCGCCGGCCTTGCGCATCGTCTGCACGAAGCGTTTCTGGCCGACGACCATCAATGCCTTGTCCGCCATCACTTGCCCTCGTATGCGGCGTGGGCGACGTTCGTGACGGCGAAACTCAGATCGTTCGTGTTCTTCGCCTTGACGTCGCCGCCGATGGCGATTGGCGCGATGGTGACGTTGAAGGTCCACTGGATATTGCCTTTCGTGTTCGGCACGAACTGGGCCGGCAGCGTCTCGCCCTTGTGGTCGAAGAGCCAGACAGCCAGACCGTCCTCGCTGAAGTCGTCGCCCACGGTGCCCTCGAACGTCCACGTGGTCGTGGTGTTCGTTTCCTCAGATCCATCCAAGTAGGTCGTCGGGTCGTCGCTGCTGTTCGACGGGTTCAGCTGCGCCTTGGTCAGGTCGGCGCTGAAGTCCCTGCCGTTTGCGGTGTCGGTGATTTTGAAGATGCCCGGTCCGAGCGTGCGGATCTTTCCAGCCATGATTGTTTTCCTTTCCTTGTCTTATTCGGTTTCCAGGGCGTTCAATGTGACCTGGTAGGCCGCGAGCGTGCCGGCGCCGGCCAGGTTCCAGCTTGCCGGTGTGGCCTTCTGAAGGTTCAGGCCCTTGTCGGCGAGCCGGTCGAGCGCTGTGAGGATGTCATCGACTGCGGATGGCTGCGTGGCCGGCGTGCCGGCGATGACGTCCAACGTCCAGACCGGTTCCGGCGGGCCCCATGACGGCCATTCCACGGTTGGCGGTTCGATGAACACCGCGACTTTGCCGGCCGCCGGGCGGATCAGTTGGGCGTCGATGCTGACGCTGCTGACCAGTCCATCGAGCATGTCGGCGAGCGTGTTCATCAGCGCGGCGCGTTGTTCCTGGATGTTCATGCGATCACCATGCCCCCGGTGAGCACGCCGGCGGCGCGGAGTTTCGGCCAGACCGAGCGGAGCGGGTCGGTGGAGATCCTGAACGGTTCCACAGTCGAATCGCCCACGTCCATCACGCCCAGGCGCGCGTCACGCATGTTGAACAGGTCCGCCGCGCAGGAGACGATGCAATCGGCCAGCAAATCGTCATCGACGGCGGTGGTGCCGACCGCGTGCGCGACGTATCGGCGCGCCGCCGCGAGTTTGACCGTGAGCCGTTCGTCCTCTCCGGCCGGCACTCCGACCTCGTCGCGGAGCCGTTGCAGCAGGATGTTGTCAGCGATCATCATGCCGTGGCGAACTTCACCGGAATCAGGCCGTCCGCATGGGTCGTGGCCACCGCCATGTATCCGTAGACGCTGTAGCTGTTGGTCAGGCCGGTCACGTTCCCGTCGGTCAGCTGCGCCGGGCCGCCGGACTCCCAGACGGTCACGGCGGCGGGATCGATGAAACTGGCCAATCCGGCATCGGCGTTCGGCAGCAGCACGACCGGGACGCGCATGAACGTGCCGGCCACGCCGGTCAGGTCGAAACTTCCGATGGTGTCCGACCCGTCGCCGCTGAGGTTGAAGAACCGGTCACCGGTGTCCTTGAGCTTCACCAATGCCTTGAGTACGTCTTTGGAGACCGCGAGGCGTGTCAGCGACACGTTGCGGTCGTCGGCCAGTTCGGACGCGTCGATGATGAGGGACACCCAATCGTCGATGGTCATGTTCGCCAGCTGCGGGGCGTCGATCTTGTTGGCGTCCTTGGACGCGTCGCGCTGAGCCTTGATCTCCGCATACAGATGGTCGCGCACTGCCTTCTCGGTGGCCTTCGCGTAAGCGTTCTGCAACGCGGTGATCGCGGTGTTGAGCATCGGCGTGGTGCTGCGTTCGATGGTCTGGCGGCTCAGGGTGGTGTAGCCGCCGTAGGTGTCGATGCTGGCGGTCTTGGTGCCGAAGCTGATTTTTCCGAAGGAAAGATCGGTGCCTTCCGTCTCCTGTTTGCCGACGGCGCTGGTGTCGGAGGTCACGACATGGTATTCCATGCTCATGCCGGTCGCCGGGAGCGTGTCATGGGCCAGGAGCTGGGAGACTTTGCGGCGTTCCTCGATCAGTTTGAGGTCATCGGCGATCCAGGTGGCGGTGTTGCCGGTGTCCTTGGTCGAGATCAGGTCGCGGCATTCCTTCATCACGGCCATGGCCTGCTCGTCGCCTCGCGCGAGGGCCTGCATGTATTCGCCGTGGCTCCGGTACGCCGCGCCGATGGCAGCCGGCGCCGGTTTCGCGCCCATCTTGCTGATCTCGGCCTTGATGCCGCGCTGGTCCTCCTGCATGGACTGGATCAGGTCCATCAGTTCGTTGTTGTTTTCCATGGTTTCCTTCCTGTGTTCGACGGCTGGTGCCGCTGATTTGGTCATTTTCGCGTTCTGGTAGGCCGGCCAGCTCACGATGCTGGTCTCAAGCAGCCTGACCTTGCGGCGGTGGGTGATGCCGTCGCGGTCCTTCTGCGATTCGATCGGGATGAAGCCGACCGAGAAGCTGTCGAGCACGCCGTCACGGATCAGGGTCATCGCGTCGCGGCCGCGTGCCGTGTCGCTGATCCGCGCGGTGATGTGCAGGCCGTCGTCCTTGCTTTCCGCGTTGGTGATCCGTCCGATGGTCTCGCCGTGCTCGAAGCACAGTTTCGCCTCGTCAAGCCCATCGAAAGAGCAATCGCGGTCGAAGGTCTCCGCGCCGTCCCACGTGTCGATGATGTCGCCGAACGGCACGGCGACGCCCTCCACCGTCGATGCCCCGGCGTCGTCGGCCGAGCGGAGCGTCAGCCCCTTCCAGGCGATTTCACGTTTCTCGATGTTCATTGGTCTTCTCCTTTCACGAGTGCCGGCAGCCCTTCCTTGCGCCTCACGTCATCGACGGTGAGGAAACCGGCCTCGATGGCGGTCTTGTAAGCCGTGTATCGGTCGCTCATGTTCGCGCGCTGCGAGCTGTCCCAGTCGAATTTCGCGGTCCGGCCGCGTGGCAGCAGACGGTTGAAGATCTCTTCGATCTCGCCGGTGTAGGCGGCCAGCGTGTAGTCGGCGAACTCGATCCACGACTGCTCGATGTTGCTGTAGGTGAGGTTCGAGCCATCGACGGCGGCGAGCATGATGCTTGCCGGGATGCCGAGCAGGCGGGCGATCTGCGTGGTATCGAATTTTTGAGTCTCAAGAAACTGCAAGTCTGCTGGCTTAAGTGAGAGCGGCACGTATTCCAGGTTCTTGCCGACTACCTTGATGTCGCCGGCCTCGCCCGACGCCTTCCATGATGCCTTTGCCTGCTGCGCGGCTTCCTGTGTGATGTTCTCTGATGTGCGCAGATAGCCCTTGAGGTTCGAGCCGTCCGTGAAGAACTTCGCCTTGTAGTCGCGGGCGAGTTGCGCGGCCTCGATCTCCTCGCGTGCCGCCGAGATGGGGCCGAGTCCGCGCAGTCGGCCGGGCACGTTGAGGAATTTGCTGTGCACGACGTCATCGGCGGTGTAGGCATGGCCGAGATAGGAGAACCGCAGGTCGGGGCGTGCCGGGTCGTCGCTTTCGTCGGTGACGGTCACGTATTGCGGCGGCAGCATCTCGCAGGTGACGATTTCGCCTTTCCAATCGCGCACGATGCGCGTGAAGGCGTTGCCGTCGAGCACGAGAGAGGCCACGATGTCGGCGATGAAATCACGGCGTGAACGGCTCACGTCCGGCTGCAACACCATGGGGCTCACGTCCGGCAGGTCACGGCCGCCGCGCTGTTCCACGATCGGCAGGCCGGTGATGGCGGTCTGAAGCACTTGCACGCCACGGAATACGGTTGAGAGTTGCAACGGTTCGGTGGCCGGCCCCCGTTTCGGCGGCTTGATGCCGTCCGGCATGTCCGTGCCGTCCGCGCCGCGCGTGAGCACGCGGCCTGCGAGCCTCATTCGTTTCCAAAGATTCATGACGCCGAGATTATGCGCGGCGGCACGTCATGGCCAAAAAAACGGTGACATTCAGTGACAAACGGTGACATTCAGTGACAAACGGTGACACGTCAGAAGATTTGCAACGTGCCGTCAGATGGCAGGTGATGCGCTCCCCAAGCAGCGAGCATGCATGATTCAATCGGCGAGGTCAGCCCGGTGCTGCCACGCCGTGTGACGCGCCATGCGTCGCCGCTCCATGTCCTCGCGCAGCTGGCCGCGCTTGCGTCGAGCTCGGTATCGGCGGCATGGCGTACCAGCTTGTTCCGCAGACCGCTGACGAATGCCTGGCCGACTGCGAGGTAGTCGGATGATTGCATGGCGATCAGTTCGATCAGTGGGTCGCCGGCTTCGTCGGTCATGGATGCGAGCCGGTCGTGCAGGTCGGCGTTTGGTCCCTTGCAGTCCATGACTAGGGGAGCGTGGTAGGTGTCGCAGATTCTCGTGATCTCGGCGGGTGCCATGCCGGTGCCGTCCAGGACTTCGAGCAATTGCACGGTCACGGTGCCGTCCGTGTTGACGATCGCGGCGGAGACTGACGTGTTCGTGGCGTCCACGTCCACGGCGGCGGCTATCACCACGGGTCGGCCGTCGATCCGATCCGGTGTGACCGGCGTGGCCAACGTGGATTGCCACAGCTGGTCGGAGATGATGCGTTCGGCCACGCCGGTGTCGCGCCGGTTGCCGAAGGCGCGCGCCCAGCCGGCCTCGTTGCCGGCGAACTGTTCGCGGAAGTCGCGCAATTGGCGGATGTCCCAGAGCAGGCCGGCGGCGGGATGCCATTTCAGGATCGTCTGGAAGTCCTCGGGGTCGGCGTCGTCGGGGATGCCGAAATCGAACCAGCATGTGCGTGTGGGCACGTTTCCGGCACGGAAGGAGTCGAGCAGGCCGTTGAGGAACGTAGAATCTGCGGTGCCTTCGGTCGAGGTTATCCAGATCTGGGGCTGGACGCCAGTGAAGTGCAGTCTCGTGTTCATGGTCGGGGCCATGCCGTCGAGGATCAGCTTGCCGGTCTCGTCGTCCAAGCTGAATGCCTCGTCGATTGTGAACTTGTCCATCTGCGTGCCATGGCCGGCTACCTTGGTCACGGCCAATGGGCAGATGAAGCTGCCGTTCCGGAAACGTTGTTCCATTCCGCCGTTCGAGAGTCGAGGACGGAGCGCGAACGGGGCAAGCGCGGATTTCGAGAGCTGCTGCACGAAGTCCTTGAAATGCTTCTCGGCGTCCTTGCCGGTCTGCGCGAGGTAATAGATCTTCCGGTCTGGGCCGAGCAGAGCGTTGCGCGTGTCCTCGGTATCGATCAGCGTGCTCTTGCCGCACTGGCGCGGCGTGGAAAGCACCACACGGTCGTAATAGTACGTTCCGGTGGCCGGGTCGATCTCGCCGGCCACGTCGGCCACGTAGCGTTGCCATGGCAGCAGCGGTTTGCCGAGCATCCCGGCCGTCCTTGACACGATCTCGCCATCGGTCGGCCGCGTTTCGTCGCGTTTCGTGCCGCCGCGCATGAGCATGTTCACAGTCCGGCCTTCGCGGCGGAGATGAAGTCGGTCAGCGTCGGGTCGAGCTGCGGCTGTTCCGGATACATCGCCTTGAGTTCCTGGAACCATGTGAGCAGTGATGTCATGTTGCGGCTGATCTCGCGTCCCTTGCTGTTCTGGATGTCGATGTTCCTGGCAATCGAGAGCATCGACTTGCAGATGTAGGTAGCCTCGGGCGTCAACGTCTTGCCGTCCACGAAGCTTTTGATGAGATTCATGGTCGCGGCTTCCTGCAATCCGGCGGTGCCATAATGGTGTTCGTATTCCTCGAATCCTTCCAATATTCCTTGGTTCATGATGTGTTTTCCTTGGTTTTCCAACGTTTTCATGCTTTTTTGCGTGGTTCTGGGGGGAGAAAAGACTTGGCGCGGGGTCTTCGGGCGGTCGACTGTTTAAAAAACCGCTACCAGCGTGGCCGAGCCGTGTCGTCGCCGTGTCTCAGGCCGAGAGCGGCGAGCCTTTGCCGTCTCGCGGCCATGCGGGCATCCACCGCCTGCTGCGTGAGGTGCAGCGAGTACCATTGCTGCGCCGTCCGATACTCCTGGTGCGAGAGGTCGAGCGCGAACGTTTCGGATGCCGGCGTCTCGATGACATGCACATCGTAGTCCAGTGCTATCCATTCCGATAGCATGTCGGGATGGCGGCGGGAGCGTGGCAGTGTGCGCACCAGCCACACATCCAACGGCTCGGAGCTTTTGGCCAATGTGCGTGCCGCACCGTCCCATGCCATCGCGGCGGCGAGGCGGAGCCCATCGCTTGCTTTGGATTGCGTCGGGCACAGGTCGCGCAGCAGGCTGTCGAAGCTGACCACGATGCTGTCAGGGCGGAGCATGGACTGCATGGCCATGCCGAAGTCGGCTCGTGGCGGTCCGATGACGACATGCATCGTCGCGCCGTATCCTGACAGCACGCGGTCCTGGCGCATCGCGTTGCAGTGCTTGCAGGCGCGGCGCAGGTTCGCCACGGTGTCCTTTCCGCCATGGCTGAACGGGATGATGTGGTCGTCCTCGGTCGCCGTGATGGAGCAGCCCGGCATGCCGAGCCAGCAGCGGTTGCCCCATGTGGCGATGACCTTCGCTCTGATGCGTGGATCTACGGTTTGTCTTCTCATGCTTTGCCTTTCTCTCGTTGGGTGAGTATCCAGCCGTTCACGTCCTGTTCGGCGTACATGATCGAGTTGCCGATGCGGATTGGCGGCGGTCCGATGATCGGGATGGACTGCCGCCACCGGATCAGCGTGCGTTTGCTGACGTTCAGTCTGGTTGCGGCCTCGGTGGTGGTCAGCATGCTGATGCGGGTCATGCCGTGGCCTTGTCCCTGAGCAGCAGCGCGATCTGTTCGAGCTTCGCGGCGACAATCGGCCAGTCGGCCTTCGAGATGTCCGACCAGACCATGCGCGGCCCGTCCGGGCTGATGATGTTCTGTCCTATTTCCACGTCGCCGGGCTGTGGCCGGTCGTGGTCCTCGACGGCGAGCGATATGCGGATCTGCGGTTTCAAAACAGCTGCTCCTCTTTATACGTAGTGGTGTGTGGTTTCGGTTGCGGCTTATATGGCGTGTATCTGGTGGCCCATTTGCGGAAACTGCGGCAGTCGATGCGCCACGCGCCGGCCTTGTACGCCGGCAGGCCGTCATCGCGCAGACTGAGCAGTGTCGGTACGTTCGGCTCCCCGAGCGCTCGGCAGACCTGGAACAGTTCGATGTCGGTGCGCCGGTTGTTCGCCGCGATCCGATCCACCGCGTCGGCGAAGCCCTGCATGAGCATCCTGCGCGATTCCTCCGGATAGTGCAGCACCTCGTGCAACGACGGCTTAATCCTCGATGACATAGGCCCACATCCCGCACCATTTGGCCAGCGTCCTCAGCAGCGACTCGGAGTCGTACATCTTGCCGGCGGTGGGAGAGCGGTAGACGGGACTCGGCACGCCCTTGGAACCATAGGCCAGCTTCAGCGCCGCCTGCAGCTGGTTGTCGTTCAATCCGGACGCCTGCATCAACGACTGTCGTGAGGTGTTCGCCCTGTACCTGATGTTCTTGTCGATCATCGGGATTGCCAGCCTCATCTGCGTCCTGAGTTTGTCGGGGAATGTTGCCTTGCTCAATCTCAATCCTTTCTGTAGCTTTCGGTTGGTGAGCGCTTGAGAGGTCAAGACCTAGAATCTGCTGATGGAAACGCTCGGCCGAGATTCCCCGGCCGTGCCGTCAGCAGATTCCAAAGGTCTTGCAGAACGTTTCGGTCGGAGCCGCGCCGTCGATAACAAGAGCGGCCGAAGCCGCCGGGAATGGTCCCCAATCAGACCGCGGCCGAAGCCGCCTATGGTCGCCCGATTCCGCCTTAATCGACGGCCTGAGAGGGTCGGGAGCTAAATTTCGTCTCGCAAATGGCGCGATAGCCACGCGCCTGGCGTTACCGGTCGCTAATCCGGCTCAGCGGTGGCAGGGGTACGCCATACGCCCCATATGCCGTTCGTTTTTGTCAGTCGTCGTCGGTGAGGAAATCACCCAGACGGACGATCGCGAGCACCAGCCCCAGCATGAACAACACGAAGGGGCTGAGCAGAACCAGAAGAACGATCTTGATGAAACGTTTCACGTCAATCCTCGTTGAAGCATCGGTCGATCTGTTTCTCAAGATCGTCAAGCTCGTGACCGTTGAACGGAACGCGCACGGTGATGCCTTCTTCCGTCTCAACAATCAGCTCATAAAAACGTTGCCTGCTTTTCCTGTCCACACGTTTGACTGTGACGCTCATTCCTGGGCTCCTTCCCATTCACGACGGGCACGCCTCGCGTGCGTCATCGCCTTGTTGATCGCGCCCTTCATCGCCTGAAGGTCGCCCATGTCCAAGCCATCGAAATCGAACGATCGTCCGCCCACCTTGATGCGGCAGGCGAAGCCGTAGGGATTGCCGCCGGTGCATTCCGACGGGTCGATGTCCAGCACCTGGAAGTAATTGCTGGTGCATTCCGGATTGAAAACGCTCATTTCACTGCTCCTTGATTCATGGATGGACGGTTAGGCTCCTTCCTCCGCAGCGATAGGCTTGTAATCGCACAAACCAAACCTTTCAAACAACGAAGGAAGGAAGAGTAATGAGTGACGAAAACACGTTCGATTTCGCCCTTTACCTGGGAACGACCACGCCGCTTACCATCACCGGTGCGACGGCCTCCACGGTCAGTGAACTCTCCGAACGTCTGAAGTCCGGTGACAGCTTCATCCAGACCGTCAGGTTTCCCGACATGAGCATCCACGCCATCACCATCAACCCCAAGGCCGTCCCGTGGTGGCAGATCGACGCTGGCGACGTCGTGCTTCCCATGCAGATCTTCTAACGCCGCTGGATCGTCGAGCGTGGCCATGACACCACGCTTGACAATCGCGGCCTGCTCTGGCGTCAACGCCTGATTATGGATGTACACGGCGCGCGCATTAAGGACGATGCAACCCTCGCCGACAATCCTCACCGATTCAGCCGATATGACGGCAACAGCACCCGAAGCGTCATGAATCAGCATCATTTCACCTCCAATGGCTCTCGGCCGAGCAATGAATCGACAGAAACATCGAAGAAATCGGCGATACGAGAAACGCCGGGAATCAATGCCTGCACCAGACCAAGGAAAATCGCTTGGAAGAAATTCATGAACCCTCTTTTATATGTATCAATGGTTTCGTCTGCTTTTCCGCATCCAAGACTAGCGAGAGGGGTCTACTTTTTCGCTATGGATCCTTGAGTTGTCTCAAACCATTCACACAATGGTGCCAAAACCCATCGGAGCCTCACTAACGATTCCATAAGGTCTCGCAAATGTGGCGGATCATGCAAGGAAAGGTCGGGCAGCATGAGCAAATATCGCAAGAGCAGGGCATTCAGTCCTGAAGGTTTCTTCGAATGCGAGGGCCGTGGCCTGCAGTGGCTTGGCGAAGCGCAATCCAAAGGCGGGCCACGTGTGGTAGACGTGTACGACTGGGGATACCAGAGGTCCAAGGTTCAAATCCATGGGGCTTCTGAGCTTATCCAAGCTCAGTTTAGCCGCGTGAAGATCAGGATGCCCATGATGGATCATGAGAAACAAGATCAGCGCACCGGTCCCATGGCGCAGAAGCATCGAAGGGTGGACTGACACCCTTAGGGCGGCCGGCCTATCAGCACAGACAATCAAAAGCCGTCGGTACAAGATGGTGCATCTCGCGGCGCTGCTCATGCCGTCAGGTCCAAAAGACGTGACCACGGAGCAGATCGTGCAGGCGTTCGCACGGCAGCAATGGAAACCGGAGACACGCAAGGCGTACCGGAACACCATTTCGTCGTTCTTTCGATGGCTGCATAAAAGTGGCAGACGGTCGGATGATCCAAGCCTGGATGTGCCCAGAGTGAAGAAGCCGCACGCGCATCCCAGACCTTGCCCGGACAGATACATCGTGGCCGCGATGGAGAAGGCCACGGCAGCGGAAAGGCTCATGATCCGGCTCGGTGCCGAGTGCGGGCTGCGGCGCGGAGAGATTGCCCGCGTTCATCGCGATGACGTTGTGGCCGACAGTGCCGGTCATTCGCTGATCGTGCGTGGCAAGGGCGATAAGCAACGTATCGTGCCGTTGCCGGACGATCTGGCCGCCATCGTCATGGAGACGCAAGGGTATCTGTTCCCCGGCCGGTTCGGCGGCCATGTGGAAGAGTCCTATATCGGTGACCACATCAGCCGCCTGCTGCCGGACGGATACGCGGCCCACACGCTGCGCCACCGTTTCGCCACGACGGCCTACGCCGCGACTCATGACCTGTTCGTGGTCGCCGAACTGCTCGGCCATGAATCGGTGGAGACCACGGAGCATTACGTGGCCATGCCGGACGGCCGCCTGAGAGAGGCCACGGCGGCCGTCCGGCTTATCTAGGCCGCGTGGCGGGCTGACAATCTGGCTTTCTTGACTCGCGCGCGTTTCGTCACGTCGTTGTCCTTCCAGTAGCACCAGATCGCGCTGCCGGCTGTCCATGCCAAGCTCACGAGCTGCGTGATGGTCGTGTCATCGATGTTGAGCACCGGATGGCCGAACATCGTCAATGCCTGGTTGACAAGCGCGAGCAGCAGGACCAGGAATCTGGATATTGTGCCGCCGTCGATTCTCGGCGTCGTGGTCTCGGCGTCGTCATCGGCGGCGGCCTGTATCTGCGCGGAGACCGGCATCACGGTTACTTCCGTTGTGCTGGTCGCTGGTAGTCGGTTTTCCGTCGTGTCGGTCATTTCGCAGTCCCTTCCAGCTTGCTGATTTTTTCGGATAGTTCGCTGATCTGCTTCTGTTGCACCTCGATGGTTTTGGTGAGCTGTTTCAGCATTCCGGGGATCTCGAAGCAGATGGTGTTGTAGATGTTGCCGCCCGGCGCGGTGTTCTTGTAGCTGTATTGCATGATGCTGTCGCGGATGCGCTGCGGCAGCTCGTAGTTGAGCAGGTTGTACATGTTGCCGCCCGGTGTGGCGTTCTTGCCGTTGGGCTTGTAGGCCCAGTTCCATACGTCGTCGCCTGCGTTGGTCATGGTTCCTCCTTCGAGTATTAGGTTTGCTTGGTCGATGATCTGCTTGTATGGCAGGCCGTTTGGCGCGAGGTCAGGGCATGAGAGGTGGTCGGTGCCTGGAATCTCCCGGTGCAGCCATACGTTGCCTTTCAGCCCGTCGTGCCACAGTTTCTTCCACCCGTACCGGCGTGCGATGTCGGCGCACAGTCGGGCGCTTGCGTCGATGCACGACTGTGTGCAGACCGCACCGTTGGCCATTCCTCCCTCATGCTCGATGCTGATGGTCGAATTGTTCGATGACCAGTTCGCGTCGGAATAGCTGCCGTCGAGTTCCGACACGTATTGGTGGATCTCTCCGGTCGCGCCGATGCCGTAGTGGGCCGAGGCACGGCTCGACTGGCTGGCGAACGTGGCATCTGTGCCGGCGAGGTATCCAACCATGATGTGCAAAGTGATGTGCGTGACGCCGTAGCCGTTGCGGCCCACGTAGTGGTTCGGGCTTCCTTTCCAGATGATGTCGCTCATGTTGGCTCCCTTTTAGTCGTTGAAAAGGTCTTCAGGTGGTGACGGCGGTGGTGGCGGGGCGCGACGGTAGATGTGGTCGATGAGTTGCCGGTTCCATTGCCAGAGGCGTTGGTTGTCGGCCTGCATCTTCTGCGCGAGCCTGTAGGCTTCCATCTTGTTCTTCGCGGCGGCCGAGAGGGTGGAGACCAGTGCGCCGACGACCGCGCCGATAGCGCCGACGATGGCGATAATGAGATCCGTCATGCGGCCGGCCACATCATGGTTGCATAACGATTGTCGGAGATTTGCCCGCCGCCGCGACGCGAGTAGACGATGACCCCGGTGGGTTTGACGATGAATACACCGATTGAATTGTTGTTGGAGCACATCGGTGCGAAATTCAGTTCGCGCGGCGGCCGGGCTTCCTCGGGGAGCGTGCCGGGCATTTGGCTTTCGCTCCATCCTTTGTTGCCACTGTCTGAGAGATTAACCGTGACGTAAACGAATCCATGTTTTATCATGTATTCGCATTTCCAGCCTGATTTGTTAACAAGCGTTGTTTGGGCTTTGTCATCGGAGGTGTACCAGTGTGCGTGATGCCAGCTGGTCCCGTCCCAAATGTACGGGCCGGTGTTGTCGCCGTCCGAGGTGACGAAGCCGGTCTGGCCGACCGTGGCCGTCTGTGCCTTCAGCGATTCGAGCGTGGTGGCGATCACAGGTGTCGCGCCGGCTGGGGTGGACCGCTGGTCGACCGCGTAAAGCGCCTGCTCGAACGTGTCGGCCATGGCCTTGAACGAGTCCGGCGCGGTTGACACAAGGTCGGAGCCTTCCGGATACGAGAGGCCGTAGATTGGTGTTGTTGCTGTCATTGTGTTCCTTCCTTTTCGGCGGTGGGCGAAGAAGTGTCGATGATCTGGATCATCGAGAGGTCGCAGATGTGCAGGTCGAGCTGCTGCCAGCTGAGGGTGGGCAGGTCGGCCCATATGATCCGTTCCGTCAGCAGCGGCCGGAGCGCGGCCAGCGTCGCTTCCTGGGTGAGTGTCGGTTTGCCGTTGCGCCACCGGTATGAGAGCGTCCCGCCGATGGTCGTGATGGGGCCGGTGAAGGACGGTCGGCCATCTGAGCCGGTCAGGGCCGACGCCTTGGCCTTGACGATGATGAACGGGCCGGATGGGCTTGCCTTGTACAGCCATGGCCGTCGTGCCGGGTCGATTCGCGTGCTGTTGAACGTCACTGTCTCCGGTACCATGCGCAGGTCGTGCGATTCGAGCCATTGCGCGATGTTGGCGCGGTCCGTGTCGCTGACGGTCGAGGTGCCGCCGCTGTTCCATACGCCGCCCGAGTCGTCCACGGCGAGCATGTCGGAATCGACGGTGAGGCTCTTCTGCATGGCGGTCAATTGTGGTGGCAGACGGTCCTGGTCTCCCATCGTGATCTCCACGTCGTCGAAAGAGAGCTTGCCGTTGTCCGATTTGACGCGTTTCGCGTTGATGACGACCTGTGTCAAAGGTTCGGTGATGCTCAGATCCGTCGATGCCTCGATGTCGGCCGCCGAGAGCGCGTATCGTGTCTCTCCGTCGGTGAGGACGTTGAGTCGGCCATCGGTTGACAGGTGCACGGCGATCGGGTCGGCGAGGAACAGCGGCCTGAGTGTTGATGCCGCGCCGTCGTAGACTTCGTGCCATTGAGGGAGTCGTGGCCCGGCGGTGAGCCGGTGCAGCAGGTCGAGCTGCGATGGATGGTCGGATGACGTGTATGGCGCGACGCTTGACGGCAGGGCGAGCCCGTCCAGTTGGGCTTCCGGCGCTCCCTGCGCCGAGGCCCTGCGGTTCATCTCCGCGAGGCGTGCGGATGGCGTGCCTATCCAGTGCGCGCCGTTCCATTTCGCGGCCGTGTCTGTCGGTCCTTGTGATTGCAGACGTTTCCATACGGCCATCCTCGATGTGGCGGAGAGTTTGAGCAGCCACCCGCCGTCGCTGGCCGGTTCGATGCTGCCGCCGGTGGACACGCTGCCGGCGAACATTGTTTCGGATGGCGAGTCTGGCGAGTCTGGCGAGTCTGGCGAATACGTCTTGTGGAGCGAGTCGATGGGGATGCGCAGATCGCGCCAGCCGCCCATCGCTGGCGTCAGGTCCATCCATCGAGGCTGGTTGGAGAATTGAACGACCACTTTCATGCCGGCTAATGTCAATGCCTGGCCTGCGAGCCGTCCGGTGCGGTCGCGGAGGGTGAATGACATGACGGCCGGCTCGGGTTGTTCGTCGATGCCGTCGCTTCCCCAGTCGACGGTGAAAGAATCGAGTGCGGCGACGTCTTTGGCTGAGTCGTTCACCGGTGTCCAGCCGGTGCCGTTGCCGGTGTCGATGAACATGAAGCACTGCTGCATCATGACCTCCTTGCGTCGTAGTCGGCCAGGAGCCGTTTGATGGCCTTGGCGGTGCCGTCCTTGTCGATGACCTCGCCGTTGATTTCCACGTTCCAGGTGTTGACCACGGCTGGCGTGGCCGTGTTGCCCTGGGCGGAGAGGTTGAGGGGCATGGCCGCTAGTCTGCGGTTAGCGCGGCTGATAGCGGTTTCAACACTGTTGTCGAACCCGTTGTTGAGGCCCTGGGCGAAGCCGGTCATGATGGCCTGGCCGGCGGGGATGAGCAACCTCCGGTCGTAGCTGATCGGGCCCTTGTGGGCCTTGATCCAGTCGCCGATGCCGCTGATCCAGCCGGTCACGTTGCTCCACATCGATTTGAGGCCGTTGAGGAA